TTCAACAGCTTCAGCTCACCGTTCGTCCAGGGATCGACACCGAGTGAGTCAGCGAACCTGTAGTTGAACTGGTTGTCGTTGTCGGGGTCCTGGTAGATCAGCCCTGCACCAGCCGAGAAGTTCGACTGAGAACGAAGCCACCAACCGTACAGAGACTGCTCGCCAGGCTCGGCGAAGTTGTCGAACTGCTGCTTCCTTATCTCCGCCATGCCTTCCGTATAAGGCCAGGAGTCTCTTGTGGCGGAGAGAAGAGGGATGCCGCCGATGGCGTAGTCAAACTGGTAGTCGGACAGGGAGTAGCTTCCACCTACGCCCGCCATGTAGTTGGAGATCTGCCACGGTATCGGGCGGATGATGTCCATGAAGACCTCCTACTTGTGAGCGATCCACTCGAAGTTGGTCGCGAAGTTGCTCGTCCTGTAGCACTGGATGGTGAAACCGGTTGTGCTCTTCGTGGTGATAGAGAAGTCCATCGTGTTCACGCTGAAGTCGATGGAGCTGTTAGGCGTGATGGTGATGTTCGGCGTGCTGCCGAACGCTATCGGGAAGACGATGTTCACCGTACTCGTCCCTCCGCCCCCACCAGGGGCTGGAGTAGTGGCAGTGCCTGACTGAAGGTTGCCGAACGTGCCGGTTCCGCCGTTAACCACAAGGCCACTCACGGTGGCCGTGGAGGTGACGTTGCCAGCAGTAGTCAAGCTCTTGACTGTGAAGTCTCCGTCAGCATCCACGCTACCGGCGATCACGTTCGAGCTGTTCACCCACTGCTGAAGGTCCGCTGTCTGCGGACCAGGGTTGTTGGCGAACACCCTGAGAGGAACATTGCCTGCGCCGTTATCGGCTCGTGCATCGATGCCCCAGTTACCTACCAGCTTGCCAGCCGAAGAGATGTTCACCAGAGTGTTAAGGCTACTGTTCAGGACTCTGAAGTAGGTAGCCGTAAGGGATGCTGGACCTTTGATGTCGAAGATGTCTTGCGTGGTGTCGGTGCCTACGATGTCCACCTTGCCATCGTTCCAGACGGTGAACCTCTCAGTACCACCACCGGCAGCAGCAACGCGTATCGCCCTCTTGGTGTTCGTGGTGTCAGGTGCGATCAGATCGATAGGCACAGACGTGGTCGTGCCGTTCGGTGTGATCGTCATGGTTCCACCGGCGAGCAGTGCGAACCTGTCAGTGCTACCGTTCGTGTCGGTAGATCTGATCCGGTATGAAGCGTCTACGTCGGCCGACTGCCGACGAAGGAACAGGGTTCCGTTCGAGGTGAACGCTGCCATCACCACAAGGTTGGCCTCGTTGTCAAGGATCTCGAATCTGTTCACCGTCTGGTTGGCGGAGTCCCCGATGATAGAGGTGATGCTGGCTGCACCTGTGTTGTAGATGTCGATGTTCTTGAGGGTGCCGGTGGCAAGCGTGAGCGTCTTGTTGCTCAGGGTCTGAGCAGACGTGGTGTCCACGATGGTGCCACTGACGCCATGCACTCCGGTCGTGGCCGCTTCATGCGTCCTCGAATCAGTGAAGTCTCTGGCGGAGGAAACGTGACGGACGACTGCACCAGAGTTGTGCGAGGTGGCAGACGTTCCATCGATAGCCCGAGTGATGGTCAGGGTGAGACCGCCTGCAGCGGTCACCTCAACGAGCTCTTCGCTCGCGGCACCGTAGTCAACAGACAGTGTGTAAGGCAGGCTTCCGGGGAAGCCTGTCGTTGAAGCTACCGTCATCGACGTAGCCGAGTTGCTGATGTTTCCGTTAAGCGTTGTCTGTAGTGCGATCGATGAGTAGTAGCGAGAGTTAGCCATGTTCCCTCCTTACGCGTTGAACGCTTGATAGTTCTCGTACAGGCGGAACAGCCTGTCTCTCTCTTCCTGCATACGCTTGGTATACAGCTGAAGGTAATACTGTGAAGCTTGAGCCCCAGCTCCGGTAGGAACCAGAGGTGCCCTCTCTGTTGCCTCGATCTGTTTCTGCTGAAGGCGTGCAGCCTCATAGGCAGGCAGCAGGCGCCAACAGGCGCCATACACGATCAGGTCAACGATCCTCTCTTCGTACCCCGTGGACGTGAAGAGGTCAGCGTTGTTCACCAGAGTCGCGGGCTTCTTGCTGTAGATAACCCTCACGTTCCTGCCAGGAACGATGAAGTCCCGCATCACCTGGATGGTCTTACCGGTTGCTCCAGTGGCTGCCTGGCCAGGCGTAGTGGACGCCTGAGGATTGAACCTCCAAGAGGTGTTCGGGAACCACACGCGTGAAGGACCGATTGTATTACTGACAACCTTGTAGACGTCTTCAACGTCTACGGGCAACGGATACTCATACCGTGCAGCTTGCCAGGGGAACTCATAAGAACCGAACACCCATAGATCCGGGTAGGTTCCAAGGATGGTGTCGTTGATAGCTTCCTTGATGCGAGCCCGAGGGTACATCGGGTCATCGGTGATCAGAGTGTCCAGCGCATGCGCAGCCGCCGTCGTTCCTTCCGCCCCACGGCCTGTACCAGACAGGCCGCCGAACACGGTTACGGTTCCGGTGGGCTTGTCGAACTTCTTTACGAGGATCAGCTCATCATCAATCTCAAGCAAACCTCGTGAGAGGTTGGTGACCGTGTCTACATCTACTTGAAAGGTGACGTCGTTAGCCGTCATCGGCGCAACGAGGTACGAGATGGAAGCCTGATCCCTTGTGTAGCCGAGAAGCTGTTGCTTCACTCGCGCTACCACATCGTTGAACGTGATGGCCATAGAGTCTCCTTATGCTAGTCGTGTCGCTGTTATGCCTGCTGACACGCCGATATTTGCAGACCCGTTACCGTTAGCCCTGACTCCAATGTCTGTTGAGCCATCGAGCGTTATGAAGAACTGGTAACGGTAGGGAACTAAAAGTCCAGCAGCACTGGATAACGTGTGGGTGTTGGCGCCCACGAAGAAGCTGCTGTTGTTGGCAACCGTGGGCGTGCCGTTACCGTAGGCGATGCGGTTTATGTCGATACGGTACTTGCCTGGTGGCGGGGTGAGCGTGCAGAACACGTTTCCTGCCGTTACCGGAAATTGGAATCCAGCATCCTTGATGATGTCGTCGCCGGGGTCTATGTCGCTTACCGACATCTGCCCCATCAGGTTGCCTGAATCGTGGCGCTGACGGTTCCGCCGACGACCGTGGTCGTGATGGCCCCTCGTGCGTATCTGAAGGCGTTACCGGAGATGGCGATATTACTGACAGCGCTAGCAGTCAGGGTTGCAGGAGAGCCAGTCCTGAACCAGTTCGAGTTGTCCTGAGAAACCTCAAGGGCAACAGCACCAGCAGAGATGCCAGCAGTCGTGGTGAACACAGCGGAGATGTTCGCCTTGGCTGCGCCGAAGTCAACCACAACACCGGGACCAACGGCCGTCAGGGCGTTGATGGTGACTGGAGCATTCAGGATGCCGGTCGTCACAAGCAACGCGTTTCCCTGCGAGCTAGGAGAGCTAGGCGCAAGGTCTGCGGTAGACGTGCCGTTCGATATCTTGATGGGCCACGCGTTAGCATTCGCCGCAGGCGTTCCCTGATTCACTGTTCCCGTGATGGTCGTCGTACCAGATGACGACGTGGTTACCGTGCCTTCGATGGACACAACGTTCTCGTAGGTGGAACGTGTGATACTTCCGTCAGTTACTCCCATGTTCAGCCTCCCTCATGGCAGCATCTATCTGATGCTGCTTGGTTCCAGCAGGCTCAACACCCTGCCTGCGGGCGGATTCATAGTTGTCAAGCTCTTTGTCCCAACTCTTCTGGATGTTGGTGTCAGCGAGGTTGGGGTTGAGGTGAAGATTCTTAGCCCTCAGGCATTCACCGAAGGACTCATGGTCCTTCGTCAGGCAACCTGAGGAGCAGTTCTTACCCCTTGCAGATGCACGTTTCGAACGTACCGTTGCACTTTGGGCAGCGCGGCTCATGGTTAACTTCACCTTTCATTCTTCAGTCCGATCGCTTCGATCTTCTCCCACGGGATGAGCACAAGTTCAGTCTGGGGAGCGTTAAGGACGCTCCCTCGGAACTTCACTAGACGTGCATCGAACGCGAGTACCTCATAGTCGGTCAGGGTTCGCCCACCTGAAACCAGGTTGACGATAGCCCCAACCTTCAGGAGCCCTTCAGGCTCCGGGGGCGGAGAGGGAATGACGGTCTTCTTTGCGGGCGGCATCAGTCGTTGTCTCCTGCGCTGTTCGTGGTGTAGATACCCTGCTTGTGGGAATCATGGTCGGAGCCAAGCGCAGCCTGTCGGGCTGCGGTGAGCGGGTGAAGAGCACTCTCAAGGATGCCCTTCTCGTTGTGTTCGATCAGGGTTGTGTTACCAGCAGGACCACAGATAGCGCAGTGCTCAGACATGCACTTGTGGAACGTGGTGTCTCCGGGAGTCTTCGCCGGATCGTAGTCGTTGTGCATGTGTACTCCTATGTGAGAGCGAACCAGAAGGTGTTGGTGCCGCCAGCGTTCCTGTTGGACATGGTGATCGTGGAAGGCATGGCCGTAAGGCTTGTCAGTCCGGTACCGCCAGTGCTGGAGCGAATGTCCTGGTTAGCCTGAACGGCGTTGAACGCACCAGCGTTCGTGAACCCTGCGGTTTTGATGGTGTTGATGTTGGTAGCTGCGTTAGGCAGGATCGCGGCGTAGTAGAACCCTGGCGTGAGAGAAACGGACGACGTCCAAGGGGTCGTCTTGGTTCCCGTGGAAGTCCAGTCGGTACCGAGGTCAGCCGATACGGCGACCCTGTTGCCAGCCAGGTCGTACAGCGCCATGAAGTTCTGGCCCGAGACCGGAGTCACGGCAGCGGCATGGATGACGTAGATGATGTTCGAGCAGACGAAGCTGTTGGTCACCTTGATCTTGTGCAGGTACAGGGTTCCAGAGGTCAGTACTCCAGATGTTGACGTTCCCAGAATGGGATCGTAACTCCACGACTGGAAGCCGTAATCGGCGGCTGTGTATGTGCTGTTCTCGACCTTATCGGCAGCGCTGTTGGTTGCCTGTATGAGCGTAAGGTTGTCAGTGATCCTGAGATCCTGATCGGTCAGTGCAGCGTTAAGCGGCACATCCCAGTTCTGTGTGCCAGGATCGATAGGTGAATAGCTCATTCTCCGAAGCCTCCTTGTCCGAATCCACCAGAGCCGAAGCCTCCGATAAGAGTGAAGTTACTGGCGTCAGCAACGCCAGATGCTATCAACGCGTTCTTGATCTGGTTGTTCACGATGTGCTCGTAGCCACCACGGAAGAAGTGAAGCCCTGTCCTGGCCTGTGGCCAGAAGTCAGGATTCAGTCCCGTCTGTGGAAGGTTGACAGCACCGAGTTCCTCGGTGTATGCGTCGTACCTCACCTCTTCATATTCCCCCGCTGTCACTTCAACGACCGAGATCCCTCGGTCCATGCGATAGCGTTCCATTAGAGGGTTCCAAGCGAACGGCGCCTCGGCGACCGTTCGTGTTGTGTACAGCCATGTGTCTGACGTGAACACAGGCTCCGCCCCAAAGAAAGTCATGAAGCGGGGAGAAGAAGTGTGCGTGACGAATGAGTACACAAGCTGTGGGCCCGTGGGTGTCTGGAGAACAGTGAGCCCTTCAGGCTCACGGTAGGCCAGTCCGCTTCCTGCCGTCATCAGAACACGCTCGACAAGCAAGCCTGTATCGATGTCTATCACACTGATGTATGTGTTGCCAGGTGGCGTGTTCGATCCGTCGTAGGCTGTACCCTCAAGCTGGTAGACGTACTTGTCGTGCAGGCAGCACGACTGGAAGGTTCCACCGATACCCACCTGAACGAACGTCTGAAGCGGCGTGTAGTTCAACGCGACTATGTCGCTGAGGTTGTACACGCTGTACCTTCTGGTTCCGCCTGTGATGTACGTGTACAGCAGCCTGGACGTCGTAACGTCCAGTGAGACCTCAACCCTGATTGCACCAGGGACAGGATCATAGATGGTCAGTCCAACGTCAGCCGAGTTGTGTATGGCTCCGTTCTGGAACTTGACTCGTGCGAT